TTCTGGTTGCATAAATACTAAGTATCGCATCGGCACCACGGGTTCTCTAGATGGTGCCCAAACACACAGACTAGTTTTAGAAGGTCTTTTTGGTCCAGTATTCAAAGCAGCAACAACATCTGAGTTGATACAAAAAGGTCAATTATCAGAGTTCAAGATAAAATGTTTGATTCTGAAATATCCCGAATCTATATGTAAGGAAAGTAGAAAGTGGGATTATCAAAATGAGATTGATTATATTGTTTCTAATAAACAACGAAATGAATTCATAAAAAATCTCACTCTTTCTCTAGATGGTAACACATTAGTCCTGTTTCAATTTGTTGAGAAACATGGAAAAATTCTTCATGAATTGATAAAACAAAAAGCAAAAAATAGACATGTATTTTTTGTATTCGGAGGCACTGATGTTGAAATTCGCGAATCAGTTCGTGAAATCACTGAAAAAGAAACAAATGCTATTATCATTGCTTCTTATGGTACTTTTTCTACTGGTGTTAATATCCGCAATCTCCATAATATTATTTTTGCATCCCCTTCGAAGTCCAGAGTTCGTAATCTTCAGTCTATAGGTAGAGGATTGCGTTTAGGTGAAAATAAATCATCAGCAACATTATTTGATATATCAGATGATTTTAGAATAGGTAAATTTGTCAATTACACCTTGAAACATTTTTTGGATAGGTGTAAAATATATGATGAAGAGAAGTTTGAATATAAATTTTATAACATAGAGTTAAAAATATGATTGATATAAAAATTGTTAGATTAAAATCTGGACAGGATGTTATTGCAGGTATCGAACTTGATAATCTAGAATCATCGTCTGAATTGAAATTATTCAGTCCAATGACAATTATTTTTCGTAGAGCATCATCTGGTTCTACACTAATGATGTTGCCTTGGTTACCTGTTGAATTGATTGAAGAAAATAATGCTACTATTTTCGCTGATGAAGTAATGACTATCATTCAACCTAAAACAAAATTGATATCATACTATCAGGATGTGATAAACATTCATCTTATTAAGTGGTTGGAAGCAGAAAACATTTTAGATTTTATTGATGATGAACAAAATGAAATGTATGAAGAAGAAGATGAATCTGATTTGATAAATTTCTATGATCCTAAAAGTGATCTTTTACATTAATTTCTAACACCGGACACCACCATTATACAAAGAGTAACAAAACTTGTCAACCCTATTATACGGTAAATATTATGAGAAAACATTCATCCAATCACTATGTTAACAACAATGACTTTTTAAAAGCATTGATAGACTATCGAGATGCTTGCATTCTAGCAAAAGCAGAAAATAGAAACGATCCACCTATTCCAAATTACATAGGTGAATGTTTTCTGAAGATTGCAGAAAGACTGTCACGAAAACCAAATTTTATCATGTATTCATATCGAGATGAAATGATTTCAGATGGGATTGAAAATTGTTTAATGTATTTCAGAAATTTTAATCCTGATAAGACAGACAACCCATTTGCTTACTTTACTCAAATCATATATTATGCTTTTCTTCGTAGAATTATGAAAGAGAAGAAAAAAACATATTTGAAGTATAAAGCAACAGAACAATTTGGAATTCTTGACGAATTTGAAATGTATGAAGATGTTGACGGTACAATGAAACCATTTCAGTTATATGAAAATATCTCAGAATTTATTCAAACTTTTGAAGAGAATAAACAAAAGAAAAAGATAAGTAAGAAAAAAGGTATAGAAAAGTTCATTGATGATAGTTTACCGAATAACACTTGACAACAAGTTTGGTTTGTAATATAATCTGTAATGAGAGGTGTTATATGAGTAAAATTGCAATTCTTGGGGACACGCATCATGGTATGCGTGGAGATTCAATTCATTTTCATAATTATTTTAAGAATTTTTATGATAATGTTTTTTTTCCATATTTAATCGAAAATAATATTAATTTTATTTATCAATTGGGTGATTTATTTGATCGAAGAAAATTTATAAATTTTAATTCTCTGTATTTGGCAAAACAATATTTTTTCGATAAATTAAAACAATATAATATCAAAATGATTACATTATTGGGTAATCATGATATTTCATATAAAAATACTCTTGAAGTGAATTCATCAGAATTATTATTGGAATCATATGATAATATTGAAGTAATTAATAAATTCACAACAAAAAATATTTACGGAATTGATGTTGATATTATTCCATGGATTTGTGATGAAAATAAAGAATCGATTTTCGAATCGATAAAGAGTAGTAAGTCTCAGTTATGTTTTGGACATTTTGAAATTGATGGATTTGAAATGGACAGAGGCAATGTACATGTTGGGGGTCTTGACAGAAAAGAACTTTCCAAGTATGATATGGTTTTATCTGGTCACTTTCATCATAAGTCTGACAATGGTCATATTTACTATGTTGGAACACCTGGAGAAATGACTTGGTCTGATTATAATGATCCTCGTGGGTTTCATATCCTAGATTTACATAACAGAACTATGGAGTTTATTCGCAACCCATATAATATCTTCAACAAAGTTATATACAATGATGATGAACAGGACCTGGAATATTGGAAGAAATATGATTTCGAATCTCTAAAAGATTCCTATATAAAAATTGTAGTAGTAAACAAACAAAATCCATTTCTATTTGATAATGTAGTTGATAATCTTTTCAAAGTTGGTGTGATTGACATTTCTATTGTTGAAGATTTTATCGATCTCAGTATTGAAGAAGATAAAGACATTATTGATCAGGCAGAAGACACTTTCACTGTTCTATCCAAATACATTGATAATCTAACACTTGACGTTGAGAAACATAAACTCAAAAATATTATGAGAGAACTTTACGTCGAGGCATTGAATGTACAAATTACAGAATGATAACTTTTAAAAAATTACGATATAAGAATATACTATCAACTGGTAATTACTTTACAGAAATAGAACTTGATCAAACATCCAATACATTGATCGTTGGAACCAATGGTTCCGGAAAATCCACTATGTTGGATGCTTTGTGTTTTGTTCTTTTTGGTAAAGCATTTCGCAACATCAATAAACCAAATCTTGTCAATAGTATCAATGGCAAAGATTGTTTGGTTGAACTTGAATTTACAACAAGTAATAAAGATTATAAAATTGTTAGAGGTATTAAACCTAACAAGTTTGAGATTTATCAAAACAATGAATTAATTAATCAAGATGCTGCATCTAAAGACTATCAAGAATTTCTTGAGAAAAATATCATCAAATTGAATTATAAATCATTTACACAGATTGTTATTTTAGGTTCTGCATCTTTCACTCCTTTCATGCAATTATCACCAGCAGATAGAAGAACTATTATTGAAGATTTGTTGGATATTCAAATTTTTTCAACAATGAACAATTTGATGAAAGATAAGATTGCTGAAAATAAAGAGACTACGAATGAGGCGAAGAATCAAATAAAATTGATCACACAGAAATATGATCTTCAGAAAAAATATCTTGATGAGAAAAATCAAAATACTGATGATAGAATTTTAGAGTTACAGAATGAAGAACAAATAAATTTAAAACAGACTGAAAAATTATTCATTGAAATCGACTCTCTACAAAAAGAAGTTGAACAATTTGATCCTATCATTAGTATGAAGAAAACTATTGAAGATAAGATCAAGAAAATTTCTAAATTAGAATTACAGATCGAGGGTAATATAACTAAATGTGAAAAAGACATTGCGTTTTTTGATCATAGTGATAATTGTCCAACATGTAGACAATCAATTGCTGAAGAATTTAAGAGTTCTGAATTGATAAATTTAAACGCAAAGATTAAAGAATATGAGAATGGGTTGGAACAAATAAAAATTAAGTTATCAGAAACTCAGATTAAGTTAAGTGACATTACATGTACACAGAAAAAAGTCCAATCCATTCAAATAGAGATTGCTAAAAAGAATGCAACCATTACAGAACTTCAAAAATATTTGACTAAAATTCAAAAGGAAATTTCGTCATTGAAGAATAATAAGAGTAATGCTTCAAAAGATCATGATGAGTTGGAATCATTGAAATTAGAACTTTTAGCATTACAAGAATCACTAAAAGAGTTGTTGGATGAAAAGACATATTTTGAAGTTGCATCAGGTTTACTAAAAGATTCAGGAATTAAAACAAGAATTATAAAACAATATTTACCAATCATAAACAAATTAGTTAATAAGTATTTGGCATCATTAGATTTTTTTGTCAATTTCAATCTTGATGAATCATTCAAGGAAACAATAAAATCTAGACACCGTGATGAATTTTCCTATAATAATTTTTCTGAAGGTGAGAAACAAAGAATTGATATGTCACTCATGTTGACATGGAGAGCGGTTGCAAAATTAAAGAATTCATCAAATACAAATTTATTGATTTTGGATGAAGTATTTGATTCAAGTCTAGATAATAATGGAACAGAATATTTGATGAATATTTTACAGATGCTTGAAGGAGTAAATTTATTTGTCATATCCCATAAAGGAGATATTCTTCAGGATAAATTTGCCAATGTTATTAGATTTGAAAAGATGAAAAATTTCTCAAGGATTAAAAAATGATCTTAATATCAGAATATATGAATGATAAAAATAATAAACAATCATTCGTTTATAAACACGAAAACAAATATATTGTTAAGATGGATAAAAATTGGAAAAACGAATATGTTTCAGAATATGAAATGATTGATGATGCAGAAGATTGCGCGGAGGACTGGATAAATGAATGAGTTTATTATTGATACTTCAACGAATTTTACTAAAAAGAGAGTTCCAAAAATTCTACCATTATATAATGAACATGGTAAATCTCTAAGTGTTTCTATTCCAGAATATGATGTTGCTAAATTACCAAATTCTAATATGTCAGAATTAATTTCTGATATGAAAAAAACAATGACTGAATATAATGGAATTGGTTTATCAGCAAATCAATGTGGTGTTTTACAGCGTGTTTTTGTAATGGGCACAAATGATTTTTACATTGCGTGTATCAACCCAAAGATAATTACCGTATCTGAGAATACGGTAAAAGATAGGGAAGGGTGCTTGACATTTCCAGGACTTTATCTTACAATGTACAGACCAGAGTGGGTTGATTTTGAATTCTATGATGAAAACGGTAAACTTGTCCAGACTAGATTTGAAGGTGTGACTGCGAGATGTTTCATGCATGAACTTGATCATATGAACGGAAAAAAGTTTACCGAATATTTTGATGTGAATTCAGTTTCCTTGAAGATGGCAAGAAAAAAACAACAAAAACTTTTGAGGAAACATAATCGTAAATGATATATAAACTATTGGAAAACTCTATAAGGAAGATATCTAAAGATGATAATGTCGCTGTTCTTTTGTCTGGTGGTGTTGATAGTATATCTGTTGCTTTTTCTCTTCATAGACTTGGGAGACATGTAAAAGCATACACATTTCATTTAGAAGGTATGCCATCATATGATGCTCAGAAAGCAGTGGAAATCTGTAAGATTATGAATTGGGATTATCAT